TGGCGTCGGTTTCGGCTCACTGATCCACAAGTCGCCGAAGGTGGGGTTGCTGCGGCAAGCATCTATACATCACTTACTGAAGATGCGTCTCTGACTCGGTGGGTAACCCCTGACTATGGGGACAATAACTACACCACCTCGGGAAGAGGCGCAAATGGGCGCGTATTTTCACAGCCCCTTACCAACTCAAAGGGTCAGGGAATCCTTCTCACAGAGGCGTTCACCCTTCGTGTGATAATCGAGTTGATTGCTATTTCAGGTGCTGATTGGGGTGGCGCTCGGGAGCCTGAGCCATGGATTAACGTGGGGATCTCAGGACAAGCAGCAGTTGGCGACATACCGGCGAATAACTACTTGGCTATGGCAGTAGATTCCACCGCAAGCCATACCGACCAGTTCGACAAACCCAAGGTTGGGTACAATGTAGGACCGATTGACGCTTCAGAAGCCTACTTTTATGGCAACAATGAAACGCCATCTACAGACTCATTCCCAACTTATTACTATGCTGATATTCGGATCGGTCCAGACACTGATGATACCATCACCCTGAATACATCTATCAGCATGCGTGCATATGATGGGGACAAGAACCATTTCGGGCCCAATCAATGGGTACGGTATGAACCAAGCGACAGCTTGGCTGTTGAAGAGACAGGACAGGCTTACCTGTTTGTCGGTATCACACCAGAGGGCAATAATGGCGTAGTCCTTAACTTGGGTGATCCCGTCACGACTGATTTTCGGGTTTGGTACATGGTTTCACACGCAGAAAGCTGGATACCGGGGGGGAATCCATGACACAAGATGAACTTAATGCTGTTTCATTCAGCTACGCGGTCATTACCGAGGGCACTGCCCATGAGGATTCTGGCAAAGTGGATGGGGTAGACATCTCATTCCGGATAACCAAGGCTCACTGGGAAGAGGCGCTTACCAACGGTACACAGGCTAAGGTGCTTGTCACATGGCTTGAAAATCAGAGGACTTCATAATGAAGAATCTAATCACTTCCTTGTTTGACTCACAGAAGCGCATCTCATGGCGTCGTCTGGCGGTTCTTGGCCTTGGCACAGGTTTGCTGATTGCTGGCATTCTTGATTCCACCCAGTGGCTCTACTTGAGCCTTGCATACATCGCGGGCGATTCAGCTGAGAAGGCTCTCGCTGCGTTCAAGAAGTAGGAGAAGTTATGGAGACGCTCCCAACATTGACAAGAGCTCAGGCTGCAGGGATGACGAAAGACGAGATGAATAACTACATCCGTCGTCAACAGCAGGAATTGCGCGCAGCCATGAATGCTAATCCGGCGGAGTATCGCGCAATGATGATGAAGGCTGGTCATAGTCCAGAGGAGATCGACCAGTTTTTCGAGGAACAAGGCGTTCGCTATGTGAAGGGTGAGTTTCTCGAGGGAGAGGTTCGCGCCCTTCCCCCCACAGAGCGACTAACTCGGGACCCTAGAGGAGAACTGGTATTTTCAGATATTCCAATCGAGGCAAGTGCTGGTGTCTATGACCCTCGTACAGGCACTACCGTTTATCCAAGCGGCAGGATCCCTCCTAGACCTTCACAGCCTGCAGTTGCGTCAGACGATGATATCCTTAAAAAGAATCTCAAACCGCGGTAGACTCAATCATGGCGCTAAAGGCTACCAGTTTTGATGATGCTCTTGACTACAAGATCATCAATGAGTCTGCCTCGACGAATAGCCTGAATACGAATGTCACGGTTGCGCCTGGAAAACTGTTTGCATGCAAGTTGATAAACGGGTCCAGCAGTGCCGCGTTCGTCAAGATTTTCACTGACCCCACCCCCACCCTTGGCACAACAAATCCCACCCTTGTCTTTCGGGTGGCTGGTAGTGCAACAACGGTCTACGACATTCCGGGTGGACTTGATTTCAATACTCTGAGCTTTGCGTCAACCCTTAACGAAAGTCCGGCAGACACCACCGCGCCATCCGGCAGTACCGTTAATGTGTTCTTGACGTGCAGTTGAGGTGACTGATGGCATCTTCGACTACTTCGTCAATCACGGCTCTCGGAGGCAAACTTGTTGTTGACCTAGCAATCGGTGCGTCTAACGCCAACAACAACGTGACGAGCGCATCAAGCGGCAACATTCATCTTGCCTATATCAACAACACAGCCAATAGCGTGGCCTTCTACCTGAAGGTACGAGATGCGGCTACAGCAACGCCAAGCACTTCCACGGCCAATGGAGCTGGAACACCGCACCTTACGTTCTGTTGCCCGGCGTACCAGTCGATTACCTACATCATTCCTGGCGGGCACGCCTATGCAGTTGGAGTATCCATCTGGGGCACAACAGGCGCTGCTGTTGGAAATACAACTGCGTCGACTAACAGTGTCATTGTGAAGATGGTTTGCTCATGAATGGCATGCTGGATGAAATCGTTACCATTGTCTCTCTTTTGGGAGTTGGTGCGTTAATGGCCTACCTCGTACGAAATGGCACGTGCAAAAAGAAGAAACCAGAGCAGCCGCCACGCAATACTGCGGCCGATGCGGCAACCGAGGCTATTCAAGAGTCTTTCGAGGAAGAACTAGTTCGAGTTCGATCTGCTACTACTGGGGATACTCCTGCTGACGACCTTGCTGATCTGGGAAACACGAGACGACGACGATGATCCTCATTTTCCTTGGTATGGCATTGGCTGCTGAGCCTATTGCTCGCCCTGAGCCGCCTGCGCCAGTGGACGGGGAGTGCACAAAGGTATACCCAATCAACAGGGGCCAACTACTACCCTCCCCGGTTCTTCTCCCACCTGGAGCGGCTGGTTGTTCAGCGGTGGTTGTGCCTCTTTCTCAATTTGCCGATTTGCTCGAGACCGAGGCGTGGGGTGAAGCGGTTTCTCAGCAGTACTCCATCACTACTGCGTCGTTGGAAATGGAGATTGATTGGTATAAAGCTAAATTAGAGGAGGAATCTAAGCCCCCGCCGTTCTTGGAACGACCCGGAACTCAACGTTGGTTTGGTAGACTGGAGACACTTGTGACTGTTGGCGTGGTTGCTGTTGGGCTAAGTGCTGCTTATCAATATGGCTCTGGGGGGTATAAATGAAATGGGATACGAAGATAGTAATCTGGGTCATCACCGTCGTATTCATAGCGGGCGGTGGATGGTGGAGCCTCAAGTCAGTCTCTGAGAACGTATCTAAGATTCAGGATACGCTGGACGAGCAAGGCAATAGCCTAACGATCCACCTTTCCTCTGATGCTCATCCTAGCGGGGCTGAACGCATCTCTCGTATTGAAGATTCACATACCGAAATGGGCAATGACATCAAGCAGTTGATGACCAATCAATCAGCCATATGCCAGGCCACTGGAGCTCGGTGCAGATGAGACCAGTTCTACTCGATATTGTCGAATCTCTTGGTCATACGATTTTCGAGTCCGGCGTCTATAACCTTAATATCATCGGGATCCGGTCCACGGTTCATCACCCAAATCAGTTCGACGATCGCATGTGTCTCGTCTTTCGGGATGAGATCGGATGGCTCACCAGAACGTGGCCGTGTACAACGGACCCTGGAAAGTATTGGCTCGAGCACCCCATGAACATTGAGGGCACTGCTATCCTCGTTCCGGGGCAGTACAGGGGCGTCTACAGGATTGGGAAGCACCGTGGCCAATACGACGCCCTGACGCAACGGGGAGGCACAGTAAAGGTCTATCGGGATGGGGATAAGGACGAGATCCTCGACATGGACCCTGAGTCCGTCACCGAGGGATACTACGGAATCAACATCCATAAGGCCGGCGCTAAGTCAATCGCGGTAAATAGGTGGTCTGCGGGCTGCCAGGTCTTCGCCAATAAGGACGACTTCGTAGAGTTCATGAGCATCTGCTACGCAGCTCGAAATAAGTGGGGCGATTCCTTTACGTATACCCTTATCGATGAGCCTAGCCTCTAATGGAAGAGCAAGCCGTAGCCGAAACTACCAGCAGCGTGGTCACCGCATTGCTGGAGTACGGGGCTTTGGGCGTCTTCGCTATCTATTTGATCGTCACTAACTGGTTTGCCCAGAAGAGAATTGACCGCATAACGGACACGATTGCATCTCAGCTAACAGAGCAGACTTCTAAGCTCGACTCGATTATCAAGAGCAAGGAAGAGGACAAGCTCAAGAAAGACATCGCCAAGATGATCGAGGACAAGGAATCTTGATGACGTAGAAAACCCCGCCCAGGTCGTGACGCCTAAGCGGGGAATGAATCTACGGTTCGAACAAACCGCCGACGGGCCAATCCCAACGACGGAATGCGTTTGTTCCAATGTTGACGACCATTCAAATCTGAGTGGTCGCCATCTATCTTTAACCTTGTGATAGGGCGCTAGCCTTCGAATGCTTCTGCGATTTCGTCAATGGACTCTTCAGCCTTCTGCTCTTCAGCCTTCTGGTCTATCGACTTCTTCTCAATGGCATTGCCTGCCATGACGGAGATGAACTGCTTCATCAAGTCCTTGAGCTCATCGTCATTCGACGAATCCTTCTTCTTGGTTAGAACTTCAATGAGTTCCCTGTTGGCATCAGCCATATTGATGTTGACATCGACTGCCGGAACACCGTTGTGGTAGCGCAGGTCTTGTGCGTTATTGGCGTCGATCCACTTGCATGCCAAGATGATGGATTCATCACCATTGGGATTTGGTCGGATGTCGATTTCATACTCTCCGAGCCTCCACTCACCATTTGGCTGAGAGTTCCTGATGTTCTTGACCATGGCTTTAAGAACGCCGCTACACATGTGTTTCCAAAGCTTAGCATCAATCTTGTTCGTCAATCCCTCAAGGGGCCAATGCGCCTTCTTTAGGCGGGTACGGTAGTTCTTCCATTCCTTTCTAGTCTTCTTGTCGATGAGGTTTTCATCAAGCACGCCACGGATCAAAGACATGAACTCTGTCGTTCGAATAATCTTTGGCGGTCCAACCTTCTTGCCTGCGGTCTCAGACATACGAAGCTTATGTGGACTACCTGCGGTGGCCTGGTCAATCAAAGACATTTGTTCTCCTACTCGGTGAAGTCTTCATCTGGCTCGGGAAGATCGTTTTTCTTGGTTCTTTCTACCAAGATCTTTGCTTTTGACTTCCTCTGCCGTTGTGATTGAACATCAATAACCTGTTTTTCCATAGTACCATTATTGCCAACAGCGTCTTGTGACCTATCTCCGGTCTGATCAACCAAAGCATTCCCGCCAAAATCGGTCTGGATGTCGTGCTCGAGTACAGCTGTGGTCTGTGGCGTGAGGGGAAGGTACTTGCAGATGCGCCGAATAACGGTCTTTCGCCACATTTCTTCTGTGTGCTGAGTCCATGGGCCGCTATCTGGGCTTCTGGAGTTTGAACGAATACGGTTTATTTGGTCCTTTCGCATGACTTCAACTTGGCGTTGACCATCCTTGAAGTAGCACACAGCGTATGCGAGTCGTAGGTCGCCAGGGTCATCGTAGTTGACCTTGTGCTTGAGAATCTCGCCTTGATCAAGGTCGAACCTATGCTCAAACTCATCGTTTTCATGAACTACGCGAGCGACAAAGTGGGCAACCTCTCCAGACCGTTTCACGAGATCCATCAGGCCGGTATACTGAATCCAAAGTTCAGCATCGTAGGACTTCGCCTTCTTGTTCCACATAGGAACCAGAGATGCCCGGTGAAGTACGCCACCAGCGACAAGGTTCAGTTCGCATGCCTTGGCAAGAGCCAAGTAAACCGATGTAGGAGTACATTGGACGAGCCGTTCGTTCTTTGCAGCCTCGAACATCGCTACACGGATGATTCGATCGACATCCGTTCCACGTGGCGCGATCTTGATGAGGCTATCACGCTTTGTCCCGAGAAATGCGTTGAGGGCAGTCAGTTGGTCTCTTCGACTTAGTTCAGTCGTCATCTTTTTTCTCCATTAAACGAAGCATTCGATGTCCCGACTTCTCGGTAACGTACTTTTTGTAGAGGTCAGGATGCTCTTCGGTGAATTTAGCTTTATTGAAGACCTTCCTCGGAACAGTAGGCTTCCAAGTTGCGATGTTCGCAATCCCCAATGATTCGCCGATGCACACGCGCAGTTGGTTCTCGAGTTCAACCTTCTTCTCGGTTATTTCTTTGTGTTGGTCGCGGACCTTGAGGATCTTCTCGTAGATTTCTCTCTCTGCAACTGTGGCTGGACGGAGGATTTCATCCTTGACTCGTGGATGCAACTTCCCAACTACTTCGCGGCATAGTTTCGTTCCATCCACGGGTGGTGGCGTTTCAGCTATCACGTACTTCTCCCACCACTCATCGCCAATGTCGAGAAGTTCCTCGCCGAGCTGGTTGTCTCGTTCGATTCGATAAACGCGGAAGTCGTCCAAACTAAACAGCGTGGCAATGTCCCAATATGGAGCGTCGAAAATCTCCATGTAGACGCGCATTTGAACCTCAACATCTAGTGGTATGTCTGTGGTTCTTGTTTTGCCCCAACCCTTCCGCATTCGACGGGTCTTGGCGTCCATTCCAAAGTTGATGTTTTTGTGCGTTACCAGTCTATCTGGCGTTCCAAAGATGCGCGGTCGGGTAGGATGCCAAGTCAATCCTTTCTCCCAAAGGTGACATCCCTCCCCTAGATGAAGCTCGTAGATTTCACAAACGTACTTCTCCATTACCCGACCGCGCATCAGGAACTGGTTGTCCGAATCCTTTGAAGAAAGCATTCCTGTTTTTTCGGTCCACAAATTGAAGGTGCTTCTCTCGAAACAGCCGACCTTCTCGCTTGGCGCAGCACTGGACAACACAATGGAGGCAACATCCGTGCCTCCGAGACCTTTTTTCCGTTCAGCAAGCCACGCGTCTCGCTCTGCTTGGTTCATCGGTGCTTCTCCTTGAGCAAGACTACTCTTCTATCTCAACTGTGTCAAGGAGCCACACCCCCCCGTCTGGACAAGAAGTGTCCTACCCGCTATTCTCCTGCCAAAGGGTGTGTCCAATGGTCGTCGAGGATTACCGAAAAAGCCTTCCCGGCAAAAGCACTCGAGCCGCGTTCATTGAGTGGTTGAATAATGAACTCAATAGATTTGGATTGAGATTGAGCATTGGTTATCTTCGAGACTTGGAATATGGTCGAAAGACACCGTCATTGCCACTTGCTATCGGAATAGAAAAAGCAACCGGTGGAGTAGTCTCTGTGAGAGAATGGCCTGGACTCAGTTCAGGTCTCCGTTCCTAAATCTGGAGTAGACAATGGGCCTCAAAAAGAAAGTCGACGCGATGCGAGTTGTTGTGGGGCAAAAGGCCTGTAAGCATGGCTTTGACCTTACTCAAGTAATCTCGACGCTCTATGCGTACATTGCTGAGCTCGAAGCTCGCCTTGATAGTCCTAAGCCGGTCATGGTCAAGAAGGCGCCAACCAAGAAGGCTACTGCCACGAAGGTGCCAACCACGAAGGTGCCAACCAAGAAGGCTACTGCCAAGAAGTAGTCAGCAATCGATCGGGTTCTTCAGAGCCATTAGCATCATCTGGTAGGCAGTCATTGTCTGCTCCTTGTCGAGATGCGCTTGGATTATCTCGATCACGTGGATCTGCGTCATCGCCTGGGCGACGGGCTCGTCTTCAGAGTCAATGACCTGCATGAACTTATCGTCAACGCGTACAGACCAACCGTTGGGCATTTGCCATGTCTTTTTGATTTCATCAAGGTCTGCCATTAGCATTCCTGTGGTTGGATGATGTTGGCATAGCCACATCCTTTGCGCATGATTGGAACAACGTCCATCCAATGTTGGATCGCTGAGTTGATTTCCAATCGGCCTGTTTGGTAGCAGTGTTCAGCAAACGCCCTATTTCCTGTAGCTGGGCACATCCATAGTATATCGACTACTCGATGCAGCTCCTCTCGCGTTCGTTCAGTCATGGACATCGCGGTGTACGGACTGATGAGCGTCCAAGCGTAGATTCTATCCAGCAGCTCTTCCTCGATCTCGCCAGACTCTTGGTACCAGTCGAAGCAAAACTCATGGACTGCACTTAGTAAGTCACTGCTACATTGGACGTTCGATGACGTGAATCTACTGGGCCCTTCATCGATCATGTAGTCTAAGCCATAGGCAAGTAGCGAGGCGTAGTGTCCATCTTCGATAAAGGTTTTTACCTTGTTCGCAGTTGAATGGAGAAGAAACCAATCTCCGTTATGCATGCAACGGATCTTGTTCGCTCTCAACCGCTTGAAAATCGCTACCTTGTCATCTTCAGTCAGGTACTTGTCGATTACTTCTTGCGCTTCAGTATCCTCAAAAGTCAGCACGTTACTATCCATCAGGTCCTGTACTCCTCGTCTTTGACTGCTCTTGGCTTCTGGATCGGGATCACGTCGCCACTACTGTCTTTGGACCATACGTACGACCTTTTCCCCCCGATGCGGGTTCGGAATCGCTCATAGCCCAGCTGCCTCATGATATCGCCAACCCTCATCTCGCTGTTTCTAGTCATCTGGTACTTCTCTAGATTAAGCGCTCGCGTCATGATTTCGATTGTGGATACCTTGCCGCACGCACCGTGCAACCATGATTCGATGACTTCGTGCCATGGATCGTATTGACGGAAATCGCTGGATTGCTCTTCAAGTTCCTGCTCTGCCTCGTTCTCAAGGTACCACTTTTCGCCATTCTTGAATGCAACCACTGCCTCTGCCCAGATTTGTTCTCTGTTGGCTTCTGTCCAATGGGTGTCGATTTTGCCAATTTGGACCGGCCAATATCGACGAGAGCCCGTCATGTCAGTGATGAACTCACCCTTATTGGTCGTCCCACAGAAGACTGTGTGTCGCTTGAGCGTGATTGTCATGCGGCCATACGGAGGACGAAACGTGTCCTCTTGTGCGGATAGGAACGCCTTGGTGGCCGAGTTGTGTGCTCGTCGGATTGAATCGAGTTCTGCTACTTCATAGAGCCAAGCTCGGTGAATCTGCATGTAGGCATTGGAAGAACCGATATCCATTGGAGTGTCGCAGAAGTACTTGTCTGAGGCGAGGACACGGAAGGTCGTGCTTTTCTTCGCGCCTTGAGGTCCAACTAAGATCAAGACGCAGTCGGCCTTTATGCCTGGCTGCATTGCTCGAGCAATGCATTGGATGAGCCATCTCCTACCAATTTCGCGGGTCAGATCCTTGTCGTGAGCTCCTACTGCACGAACCAACCACTCGTCCATACGGGGGGTGCCGTCCCACTTGATGTCGTTGAGCCATTCAACCAGCGGGTTTCTCCCGTTCTCCTCTGCCACATACCCAACGGACTCCATGATGCACTCGGTACTGAAATGCACGTTGTAGTATTTGTACATCCACTTCTTGATGCGTGTACTGTCTGTATCCTTGTAGTCGACATCATCGATTTCGATCGCGTTTCTGAACGTGTCGAGCCATATGCGGCTCTTCCAACGTCGGTCGCGCTCAAGGATGATGATTAGGTTTGGAACGGTCGACCGAATCTTTTCGCATCCATTCCTAGTTGTAGTGATCTCCAAATACGAGAGTACGCTTGGCTGTGGTCCAATCTGCTCTCCACGACTGTAGGCTTCTTTTGCTGCCTTTAGGAGGTCGGAGAGATTGGGTGCATCTGGCTCGCCAGACAGGACTTGGTCAAGGTCTGGCACTGGTTTCTCCTTCCGATTCGTTTAGAGGAAGGCGATAGCAAATCCTGCTCCCGAGCTGTGTCTGGATTATTTTAGCGTATTCTTCGCCTTTTGCATCTGGATCAGTCCCAATGTAGATGTCCAAGCCATCTGGGATATTGACCTTACCTATGGAGCCGAAGGAGCCAGAGGTTCCAGCAAGTATCGCCAGCGAAAGCGATTCTCGTTCAGCTTCCGACGTTGCCTTGAGAAAGTCCGTGATCCCTTCGACGACAACGAGACCCTCGAGGTTGACTGGCTCGCCCCTCATCATCTTGACTGCGTGTCGGTTGGGCATGAAGAGACCACCTGCTTGGTATCCGGTAGGCCAAAGCGTCTTGGGTGTATCGGTGGTCTTTGTGACCGCACGAGCATGAAGGCTGCAGAACGTTCCCTTGGCATCAAAAGCAGGAACGACCAATCGCCATGTCATGCTCCTGCCTCCAGGCCACCACTTGGGCCAATCGTAGTCACGTCTATTGGGCGTAACGCGAGCAATGCCCGTTCGGGCTAGGGCCTCAAGATTTAGATTCCTACTGTTCAAGAACTGAAGTACTGCATCATCTTTCGGGATCTGATGTAGCTTAAAACAACTCTTCCAGAGAGCATGAACCTCTTTGACCGGTGGGCGGTGTCCCCTAGTCGGTGTGGGTTTCTTGGGTTTGTTGTTCTTTGGCGGCACGATGGATGTCTTCTCCTCGAACCATCCCCGTACTCGATTTCGGTCCTTGTCGGTGGCATCCTTGAACTTCGCGCCACAGATAATCACGGAGACAAGGTCTACTCCTGACCCACCAGCACCACAGGCATGACACCGCCATCCTAAGTTATCGCGCCGAAGTCCTATCGGTCCTCGCCGATCTGAACTACCTCGTTTCTCTGCTCCACAGGCGGGACATGGACTAAAGGAGCCATTCCTTCCTGGCATCAACCCCAAGTTCCGCGCCGTATCTGATACTGCAATCGACTCTACTTCCCTCATCCACACTGTTGCTTCTCCGTGGTGTCTCCTTACGCATTCAAATCGCCTTGATTTGGTATCGTACTTGTTGGTCGTGCGTGATCAAAATGGACATCGAAATACCGGCTTCGTCGCGAGCTTTCGCTGCATAACGAACTAAGGTATCCACCGTCGTAGGCGGTCGTTTTCCGTTGAGAACGCCCCATAGATGCGTGTGCCCGCAGCCCATCACTCTAGCGCACTCCCGGTAACTTCCACCAATAGAGTCAACCAAAGCCCTCAAAGCTTTGGTCGTATCAATGACGACGTTCGATGTCCTTCTACTACCCATGGTGTCTCCCTGATGGTGTTGTCACCGTAGGGTACAGGGCGTTTTTTGTCAAGAAGTTGAAACCACCATATGTGGTGGTCATGCTTTAGTAGGCACAAACCCTCTGGTTTTGATATGATAGCAACAACACGTAACAGCTGCCCTGTGGAGATTTATCATGGCCCTGAAGGTCGCTGGCTATAGTTCAAGCGCACTTAGCTACAAGATCGTGCACCAATCCGCTGTAACCCAGACGGCTGATGTGGACGTTCTTGGAACAGGTGGAACGATGTCTTCGATAGACGTCCACAACGCACATTCGAGTACGATCTATCTGAAGATGTTCTTGTCTTCCGGAACGTATACCGCTGGGGCTTCGGAGCCGGACTTGATGTTCCGAATGCCGGCAAGCACACAAAAAAGATTTGACCTGCCATCCGGCATTAGCTTCAATCAGCTTACTTTTTGGACCAATAGCGCTGCGGCCACAAATTCCACGGCTGCACCTGGCGGAACCGTATCTATCATAATTGTTTCTACCTAAGGCAAAACCATGGGCGTAACCACAAGTGCCGTTTCTGATCCGCTGTTCACCACTGTAGTGGTTGATGCCGAGGCCAACACAACGGTCGAGACATTTAATGACGCGGCCACAACGCTATACGCTATTGAAATCGAAAATCCAAACAAGAGAGCTGTTTGGGTTCGAATTAACTGGGCAGCGTCTGGAGATACGAACTCCACGCAAAATGACAACATCTTCTACTGTCCGGCCACTAGATCCTGCTGCTACTACTTTGCGTCTGGGTATGACATTACAGCTGGCATGCGTGTCTGGTGTTCAACGAACAAAGGCCTTGGCAGCGGTGTCACCTTAGCTAGTCCGACTGCATCTGTTACCGTTCGAATGGCATTCAAAGATACCTGATTCTTGGCTCACAGTTTGGTTCGGCCACAGTACTGTGTTCGACTTGTTTGGCCCATCGCCGAGATGTATGAACCCGCGCTGTTCAAGGCTATCCACTGCACCGATGATTGCGCGATACTTCTTGCCTCCATCATCATCAATGGTGAGGTCTTGAGTGATGGTGTTGATGGTCTCGAGGCCCGGCTCTGAGATGATGTAAGAGAGCACTATGCCTCGTAGTGAGTCTCCTCGAACCGTCCCAGGGTAGCCCGCCTTACGCCGTCTAAAGGTCTGCATAGGTCAACTCCTTTGGCTGAACGCAAGTCTTCAGAACACAACTTTTAAGCACTGGACCATCAAAGTAGTAGATGGTGAGCGGGTCAGCCCATGCTGGCTTGCGGGATTTAATGGTCGTGCCGCTATCAAGACCAACACATAGGATTGTCGCCTGACAGACATACGTGTAATTCTTGGCATCGATGTACCACTGTTGGTCATGCACGAGCTCGTTGGAAACCGTGTAGTTGTAAAACTCGCCGTCAAAGTCTTGGGCTATCGCCAACGATATCAGCAGTAGTATCAGTGTCATAGTATCTCTCCTTTATGGATGGCTGGGGCGGGAGGATTCGAACCACCAACCTCCGGGGTAACAACCCGGTGCGCTGCCAGTTGCGCTACACCCCATCGACTTCGGTTCTTTCATGGCATGAATGACATGACCCGCATGGCAGACCATCGGTAGTGGGCTGATAGCAACTCCATGTCTGCTCGAGGTCCATGCCAATTTCGTGAGCTTCTCGGATGATTGTGGCCTTGGATAGTTCAATTAGTGGGGCAACGACTTTGATTCCAGTATCTGCTTGAGTCAATGTGTCGAGCGCATCAACCCAAGTAGGTCGGCAGTCAGGGTATGGTTGATCGCCTGCGTTTGCTCCCAACCAGACCTCCTCATACCCTCGCGTCTTGGCGATGTTCACAGCGTGCGCCGCAAGGATTAGATTCCGCCCTGGAAGGATGCGAAGACCATCAGTTCCCACTCCCGTCTGCATGGAGGCTTCTACTCCTGAGATGATACAGGGCAGTTCGATCAGTTGGACAAGGTGCTTGTTTGCCCATGTTCGAACGGTTCGACGCTCTTGCTTGGCAACGGGTTGTCCGTAGTCGATGAAAAGGCCCGCACCGAGTATTCCATCTCGATAGGCCCTCTCTGCAAGTAGTGTTGAATCTATGCCGCCTGACATCAAAACTAAAATCATTGAGTTCCTCGCCCAAAAAGACATGTTTGTCGTGCAGTATCTGACAGAAGATCGATGGTACACGCCCACTTGGTAACGCTTGTTCCATCAACTGAATGCGCTCCTGCACATTGAGACATTCGAATTCTTCGAGCTGTGTTCACCCGTCCGACATGGAAGTAACAGTCTACCTGTCGAGCGAAGTTTCCCCATTGGGCAATTGTTTTTAACTTCCATTCGGTGGTCCCTCCCAAGAAAAGACCACGTCCTGATGTGAGCAATGGACGTACATCCTCAGGCTCCATTCCGTCTTGAACCGCGATTAGCACAAGCGCATGGTCGATCCGGTCAAGCCAAGTGGAAGTCAAGCTTAGTGAGTCCAGACCTCCACCTACAATGTCTGGTGCGACTACCCAATCGGCACCGGCTCCTATGCGATCCAATGCCCAAAGAAAGGCGTCACTATCAAACGGCTTGCCTTGCTGATGACATCCCCACGCACCGTTGTCGAGTGCATAAGGTGCGAGCGTATCATCGTCCCATCGTGGAGCCATCTTGCCCTTCGATACATTCAACGTGTCAGGGGACATGAGCATTCGCCAGTTGTGTTCGCGTAGAGCGCGCTTGTTCCTTCGTGTGCCTGTGTAACTGGCATACATGATCATTCCGGCTCCGCAAACAGAACCACTTGGTTCGTCGCCGTGACCTCGGGCCACTGGATCGGGTCGGTGTTGACCCTGGCGTTGAGGCCAACCCATCGGACCTTGGATTGCAGCGGATGATCGTCTACCCGATTCAAGTGCGAGTATTTGGGACACGCCCATCCACGGTCACCGCTAGTTCGTCCGTCCTCCTGCCACCCTGCACCTCTGAGCGAAGCCCCGCCCTCTTCGGGAAGGGTGTACGTGATGATCCGCGCATACCCCATCGCCAACGCAATTCGACGGGCTGCTCCAAGCAATGCCGAACAAGCGTTGGGACACCCATCAGTAGCGACTCGATTGACCTCGAGCGTAAACCCATCATCGAGCATCCGCGCGACGGGGCGTCCGATGGTGGCGACACCACGAACAGCTCTCGTTTCATCTATCACCGCCAAACAGAAGATTGCTCCACGCGGAGACCGGTGGTGTCGGTGATAGGCCTCGATGAAAGGCTTGGCTTGGCGCTGCGAGCATGGGACCACTTGCAGGCTTGACCTCATGCTCCACTCCCTTTTATCCTTTCATCGATCATCGTGGACTCTAGAATGGAATGGTCTCGTCCGGCACGTTTCCCTGTTGGGATGGCGCAGGGCGACTGGAACCGTTCTCCGCACGAGTCATGAACTCCACACGGTCAGCAACGATCTCGGTGTTCCACCGCTTATTGCCGTCCTTGTCCTCCCACTGCCGCGTGCGAATCTTGCCCTCGACTGCGACCTTCGAGCCCTTGTCCAGGTACTGCACACAGTTCTCTGCCTGCTTGCCGAACACCACGACGGTGTGCCACTCGGTGTGGTCTACCCAGTTATCGCCGTCTTTCACGCGCTCGTTCGTAGCGACCCGAAGGTTGGTGATCGATAGACCAGACCTCGCATTCTTGAGTTCAGGCTTCTGACCAAGGTTGCCGGTAATAATGACACGGTTCATGTTTGCTTCTCCTGTTTGAATTTTGTTGCTTTCCATTTTTCATCGTTGTCTTGTCACACTCTTTGGAGCGTGCCCATCTAATGTCTCTTGCATCATCGCGGTGATGTCGTCGAGTGGTATCTCCACCGAGCATAGGACGAGGTCGCATTGCTTGCACTTGCGCATCCGGACTACGAAGTCCTGGGTGTACCATCCAACTATCTTCTCGGCGCGTTTGACCACCCATCCCTTTCCGGGGCGAGCTGGTGTTCGTGATGCTGTTACTGCCGTTTTGCTGTTGCACTTTGGACATGTCATTTCCGTTTCTCATCAATGAAGTTCTTGAACGGTGCAACCCAAGTTGCGATAGAACTTCGCCCGCTTCCGATGCAGGTAGTACAGCGGTTTGCTGTTATCGACGAGGTCGATGACCAATGGCTCCAACTTGTTCTCTGCTGTTCGCATGATTCGACCAATCCGCTGTTGGATTCTTCCCATTGCTTTGGTTGGCGTAGTCAGGATGACCGTGTCCAATCCGGGTAGGTCCAGCCCTTCGTCTGCAACCGTGGTAGCGAAGATAACCTTTACCTCTCGTTCGTCCGCCGCCTTGAGTACTTCGGCGCGTTGCTTCTTGGTCATCTTGCCAACGAGTGTTGCAGCGCAAATCCCGTTGTTGGCGACTCGTTCTGCCATGTCGATGCAATGCTGAACCCGGTCGGAAAGCACGAGTACTTGCCTTCCGTTCATAACGAGTTCTTCGACCATCTCAAGGATTTGATCGTTGCGGTCGTCGTCGAAGCACATCGTGGTAATCAGCTTGGGCCAATCCATCTGACCAGAAGGGCTCCAGCTGGTCGGGGTGAACCGAACCTTGGGGGCGAGCACTCGACCAGAGGCGATGAGTTCTTGAGTTGTGATGCGGTACAACTCCTTGCCTAAGTGCCAATACAAGATGGCGCTGAGACCGTCAGGTCGGTCGGGAGTCGCAGTCAATCCAAACCGGACCTTCGCAGGCATGGACATCATCACTTGGCTGAATGTCTGCGCCGGAACGTGATGAGCTTCGTCCACGATGCACAGGCCAAACTGCGAGGCCCACTCGTGCAGATCTTCCCACCGCCCTTTGGCGAGGGACTGGAACATCGCGATGACCACCTGGCCGGTGTCGTCTCGCTTTCCACCACCGCAGATGGTGACCTTGGGCACCTCTCCGTCTGCCGTCCGCATCTGAGCCTCAATCCGATCCTTCCATTGCTTTGCTAGGTCGTTGGTGTGGACGAGTATGATCGTCCGTGTGTGGAACTGACTCATTGCACCCAGGGCAATCATGGTCTTTCCTGCACCACACGGAGCGGTGACCAGACCTTCTTCCTCTTCGACCATCCGACGGACCGCCTCCTTCTGAT